GCCATTAATAGAGCAAGAAAAATTATGAAAGATAAAACGGCAAAAATCATAATTAAAAAATTATAAAATGTCTGGTTTTAAATCTTATAAAATACGAGACGGCGTGCATATCCCCTCCAAGAAATATAAGGAGGGGTGGGACGCTATATTCAACAAAAAGAAATCAACAAAAGGACTAGACGGTGAATTGGAAAATCAAAAAACAGGTACTATCATTTCTGGTAAAAACAAGGTCACTAAAAGAGTATGACGAATTAACTCCGCATAGGGTCGGCTTTAAGGCAGTGCAGTTAATAGAGAATATTATTGAGGCAAAGACACCCCCAATAATTACACTTACAAACGAGATACAAAAATCAACTGAAGAGCAAAACTGACGAGGTTTCAATAGCCGAAACGCCTTCTAAGGACTAGACGGCGTATTTTGCATGTTAATAACGCATAAATTCTTCTTGTACATACTATGTGCGACAGGATAGCATACGTTATAAAAATAACACATAAGCAAAAAGAAAGGAGAAACATGAGAAAACATATAATATATACGTTTAACAATGCGTGGTGTAATCAATTATTATTAATGCCAAATATAACTTAAAAAAGGAGTAAAAATGACAATAAATTTTATTCTTTTTAAAGTCTATATTGAAAAATATAGTAATTGGAGTAATCTTAAAGTGAGTAAGGATAAATACGAAACAATAGCTGATTTTGGCTATTGGCGATTTTATTTATCTTAATCTTTAACATGATAATGTTATCATGTAGAAACAAGAAAGAAAGAAAGGACAAAAATGAGTAGCGGAGTAAATCTATTAAAAATAATAGAGGAAATGCGAAAGTTTGATACGCAAATAGAGGCACAGGCTATTGCTGTGTTTTTATTTGTTGCAGTACATGGTGGACGAGACGGAATTGCCATGCAAACTATAAGTGAAGAGTTAGACATATCTCAATCTTCAGTGTCACGAAATGCCTATAAGTTAGGGGACATTAACAGACACAAAAAGATTGGCGTAGGTCTATTAGAGACTTTTGAAGACCCAATGGAAAGACGTAGAAAACTTGTGCGTCTTACATCAAAAGGCAAAAGAGTTTATAACACTCTTTTGAGTTGGGTTAAATAACAATGAAAAGCGGAGGTATAAATGCAACAACGAAATGTAAAGTTGTTAACGGAGATACACCGCAAATTAACACTTAAAGGTTGGGAGAAGTTGCAATCTAAACGAGCCGAGAAAGTAATTGAAATGCTTGGTAAGGGAATGCTTGTGACTGAAGTTAACGATACCCACATTGAAAACATTGTGGACACGTTAGAAGACAGGGGTTTTGCTCCTGCTACTATCAATCGTTATCTTTCATCAATCAGTAAGATGTTAAGGTTTGCTAATCAGAGACAGTCTATTTATCATCTTGATAGAATGCCTCATATTGAATGGCAGACAGAAAACAATGGTAGAGAACGATACCTTGAACCAATGGAAGAGCAAGAAATTATCCGATTGTTAACCGAGTGGAATATGGTTGACTATTTGGAATTTTATTTGTTCTTAATTGATACAGGTATGAGACTAGGCGAAGCGTTATCTATTAAGAAGTTGATGGTTCATAACAACAATGGAAACTATGTTGTTAACTTACCTGCTAGTGTTACTAAGAATGGTGAACCTAGAGGTATTCCACTAACAGAACGTGCTAAGTCTATTGTTCTTAAATTGTTAATAAAAGCGGAAAGAAACGACCTTGTGTTTTCACATCTAAAGTATTGGACTTGTGAGAATACTTGGAGACGTTTGCGTAAAGCAATGAACCTTGAAGATGACAAAGAGTTTGTCATTCATTGCTTGAGGCACACTTGTGCAACACGTTTAGCACAATCTGGTAAGGTTGAATTACACATGATTGGTCAAATGTTAGGTCACAAGTCGTGGAAGATGATAAAAAGATACTCTCATTTAATACCAAATAACTTAATGGGAGCAGTAAATGTTCTTAACGGAATAAATAAATCCGCTTAAGAATAAGTCGTGATATGAGGATAGTTGTAAAGTTAGTAATGACAATGTTAGTAATAATGGCGTATACAGGTGTGCATAGGTGCAATAGGATTTGCAATCCTCTGCGTAACCATTCCGCCACGTTGCCCCAAGATTGTTTTTACAAGTAAACTCAACAACTATTCTCTATCACAACCAAAACAAAATAGCAAAGGAGTGAACCTAATTTGTAGGTCATTCCGCAGTTGCATCAATCAACAAACAGGAGAATACATGAAGATATTAGAAATAATGCCGACCTACCAAGACCAAGTGCAAACCGAAAAGATGTCCGCCGAACTTGGAATGAATAGGACAAATAAGAGGAGGCTCTCACACATTGAACGTTCAGAAGAAAGCGTCACATCTTACGGAAAAGTTATTGTAGCAAATACAATACGTCCACTAGCAATAGCCATTGCAGAATGGGTTGAACAATCAATAGCCAATGTTCATTCTAAAACACCCATTGCTCTCAAATATATATCCCAAGTAGACCCAAAAATTGTAGCATTGATAACTGCGAAACATGTAATCAATACTATTACTAATACTAAAAATCTTACTGCTACTGCTATAACTTTAGGTGGTCGTGTTGAAACTGAAATTAGTCTTAAAAATTTTAAAGGACTAAACCCAGAGCTATACGAAACTGTTAAAAAAGATTTAGATAAAAGGTCTTGGAACTATAATTACAAAAGACGTAAGTTAAGAGAAAGTGCCAAAAGAGACGAAGTTATGAGGTGGGAAGAATGGACTACCACTGAAAGATTGCATGTTGGAATGGAGTTAATATCTTTGTTAATTGAAAGCACAGGTCTTGTAGAAATAACTACTGAACAGCATAAGCATAAAACTGTCAAAGTTATTAAACAAACGGCTAAAACTAAAGAATGGATAGATAATCGTAATAAGTTTAACGAACTACTAAACCCAGAGTATTTGCCTATGGTAATGCCTCCTAAAAGCGTAATAGACGGCAAAGTTACAGGTCATGGCTATTGGACAAAAGAAATGCCTGAATTAGACCTAGTTAAGCAAAAAGGTAAGAAGTTTAACAAGGAAATGGAGAATTGTGCTATGCCTGAAGTAACTTCTGCGGTCAATCTTATGCAAAGTACAGCATACAAGATTAATCCATTTATTCTTAAAATCATGCAACATGCTTGGGATAAGTCTTTGTCTATTGGAGGAATGCCACCTATTGAGAATTTAAAAACACCATCTAAACCTCACGATATAGATATTAACCCAGAAGCTCTTAAAAAATACAAAAAAGAAAGTGTTATTGTCCACACAGAAAATAACCGAATGACATCTAAAAGAATGTTGTATGCAAAAATTATACATTTAGCACAGCTATTTAAAGATTATGCTACATTGTACTTTCCACTACAATTAGACTTTAGAGGTAGAGCTTATTGTGTACCTGCTTTTCTTAACTATCAGTCTATCAATGGTGCAAAAGCATTGCTTAATTTTAGTCAGGGTAAAGCTATCACTAAAGAGAACAGAGGTGTCTTTTGGTTAGCCGTACATGGTTCTAATATGTGGGGTAATGACAAGGTATCATTTGAGGACAGAGAGAAATGGTCTTACGATAACTTACAATGGATAACCGAATGTGCTGAAGACCCTATTGCTAATAGACAATGGGAAGACGCAGATAATCCTTTTCAATTTCTAGCCTTTTGTGATGAGTGGAGAAGATACCATGAAACAGGTGATGAGTTTATCTCACATATACCTGTCAATGTTGATGGCTCTTGTAATGGGTTACAAATCTATTCATTGTTATTAAAAGACAAAGTTGCAGGTAAGTTAGTTAATTGTTTGCCTAGTGAAATACCACAAGACATCTACCAATTAGTAGCTAACGAAGTAATTAAAACTTTGAAAGTTAAAGCTAGTGAGGGAGACCCATTGGCACAGAAATGGTTAGACTATGGTGTTAAGCGTTCAACTTGTAAACGACCTATTATGACAATTTGTTATGGGTCAACTAGATATTCTTGTACTGATTTTGTAGTAGAAGATTTAACTAAAAGAAAAGACAAAGGAGAAATGCACCCATTTGATGATATGTTTAAACCTGCAACATATTTGTCTAAAATTATTTGGGCGAGCATAGGTGAGAACTTAAAATCTGCTAGGGTTGGTATGGACTACTTACAAAACAATGCAAAGGTAATTGCAAAAGAAGGAATACCTATTCACTGGGTTACACCTGTAGGCTTTCCAGTGTTTCAATACTATCCTGAAATGAAAAGTAAAAGAGTACGTTCTCATTTAATGGGAGAGGTGTTTGCACCGCAGATAAAAGAGGAGACAAAAGAAACTGACAAGTTAAGAAGTAGAAATGCTGTTGCGGCAAACTACGTTCATAGTTTGGATAGTGCTTGTATGATTAAAACTGTAAATATTGCAAAAGCAAAAGGCATTGATAATTTTTGTAATGTGCATGACAGTTTTGCAACACATGCGTGTGATGTAGATAAGCTAAATCTATCTATCAGAGAAGCGTTTGTTGAGACTTTTAGCAAAGACCTATTAGGTAAATTTAAGGAAGATGTAGGAAGATTGCTAGATGATGAAACTAAAGGCAAATTACCTGCAATACCTGAAAGTGGAGACTTGGAGTTAGGTTTACTATATCAATCCAAGTTTTTCTTTGCCTAAACCTATGCACACCTGCATAGTAAAGTTACACTATTAGTAAATCAACAATCAAAAGAGAAAACACAGAGAACAATAACAATAAGGAAAACTATGAGTAAACAAACATACAACAAAATTGTAACACCTGTAGGTGTATCACAGTATTGTTGGTTAAATACGCCAGACACTAAATTTGATAAGGAGAATGGTGGTCACTTTAAGACTAACCTAATTATCAAAGGGTCTGACGCACAATCAATCATTAAGTCTATTAAAGACGAGATGAAAACATCTTTAGAAATGGCAAAAGAAAAATCTAAAGGTAAACCCCCAAAAACAGCAAACATGCCTTTTGAAGAAGAGTATGTAGAAGGTAAACCAACTGGAAACATAATCTTTAAATTCAAAGCTAAAGCAAAAATTATGATGAAGTCTGGTGACGTAATAGACATCAAGATACCAATTTTTGATAGCAAAGGAACACCTATGAAAGAGCAAGTATGGTCAGGTTCAGAAATGAAAGTTTCTGCTGACATGATACCTTACTACACTGCAATGGCAGGAGCAGGTGTTTCATTGAGATTAAAGGCAGTGCAGATAACTAAGTTAGTTGAAGGTGGAGCAGGTGCAGGAGCAAAAGGGCATGGCTTTGACGAAATTAAAGATGGTTATGTTGCACCAGAAGTAGAAACATTTGAGAATGAAGTACAGCAGAGCGAAACTGACTTCTAATCAAGTAGGACTTAAATATGGTTTTAGGTCTGGGCTAGAAATAGCTATCTCACAAGAGTTAGACGCTAATAGTGTAAAGTATGATTATGAGAAGGTTAAACTAACGTATGTTAAACCACAGAAAGCTCATTCTTATACCCCAGACTTTTACCTTAAAGAACAAAATATATTTATAGAAACAAAAGGATTGTTTACTTCAGCAGATAGACAAAAAATGCGTCTTATCAAAGAACAACACCCAGAGAAAGACATTAGATTTGTCTTTAGTAATTCACGAAGCAGAATATCAAAAAAATCTTCAACAACTTACGCTATGTGGTGTGACAAGTATGGTTTTAAATATGCTGACAAACATATTCCATTGGAGTGGTTAAATGGACAATAATTACAGAGCAAGAACAGATTTTATAGTTGTTCATTCAACCAAAAAA